TACTGTTTTTTATTGACCTGTGATTTTCCACTGTAAACTGAATCAGCATAATTGAATACCTCCATTCTCAGTATTCGTATTTTCAGTCACTATTATAACAGTTAAAAATGCCTTGGTCAATATTTATGGATTGTTTTTGCAGTTTTTCTGCGAAATTTATAAATAAATTCTTTCTCAGCCATTTTTCACAAAATACTTATCATACTAGGCTGAATTGGAATCCGAGCTTCCAGTTTGCAAGTTTAAGTTCTGATTTAGCTAATCGCTTGCATAAGTAAATTCTGGCAAATCAAAATATCATGATTTTTATGGAAGTTAGTTTTGCAAAGTTCTTCAAAACTGGAATTTACTATTAGAAACAAGTTGTTTTATGCTTCATATGCTGATATTCTTTTTTTGTGATCTTAATCCTCTGAAAAAAGAGTCACGTTAAGCGGAGGTCGAATTTTATTTCTTTTTTCGCAAGATTAAATTCCACCCCTCATTCGGTTCAGTATTTCTTCCGAATGGCGCTACGTTTCTTATTTTTTCAGTAATAGAGGTGTAAGGTTAATCTCGTTAGCGGGAATGGATTTTATTCCTAACCATACAACCAGTCAAATATTTCTGTAACTGACTTGGCGGTATTGTTATCACGGATAAAAGCAAGCATTGTCCTATATTTAACCACTAAAAATTGGGTGAAAACGGCTCTCGTTTGGTCAAATGATGTCAAACTATATCAGCCCGTTTAGGTATAAGAAAACCCCGGAAAACCTTGATTTTCCGGGGTTTTTGAACCATTTTGATATAGTCTGAGCAGTCGATTATCGCTTGCATAACTCCAAACGCCTATTTTACGGCATTTTTTGACCGTTTGTCAGTTACCCGTCTTTTACGCATATTCTCTCAAGCGTTTTCCCGTTGCTTTATTATATCACAACTGCTCGAACTGTACATGCTCGGATTCTCCGGAGAGGTAAAGGTCACCGATTGTTCTGACCATCTTCTTTCCGTCGACAACATGAATCTCTTTCACATAATATGACTGTCCTCTGATAGCACGACCGCAGATGTTGTCATTGCCCCATTCTGCCGAACGTCTGATATTGAGTGAACCGTCACAAATGACTGTCACCCTCATTTTGCCCTGCGGAATGATGACCTTGTCCTCCTGCTGTTCCTCTGTCGCCTTGTCCGGCTCTGTATTCGCCCCATTTTCGCTGTTTTCCTGTTCGGTCGGTGGATTTGTCGCCTTATCCTCATTTGAGGCGTTCTCGTCGTCCTCTGCGTTCTTCTGCGATGTTTCCTGCTCATTGTCTCTGGTTGCAAGTTCGCTCACATCGTCATTGACCGTTGTCATTTCCTTGAGTGTCTCTGCGTCTACTGTTCCGGTCTTGTTTCCGTCCGCATCGTATGTGTTGACACTGCCGTCCGGATTTGTCTGCAACGCTCCCTCCGGAACATCATCCGTGAGCGAACCGATGACCTTTCCGGTTTCATCCCAAACAACGAGGCTCTCGTCCTTTGCTGCTGCCCTTAATGCTGCATCAAGTTTCTTGTACTCTTTGCAGTCCTCTTTCTTGAACTCTGTTCCTTTGCCTAAATAGTATAACATGTTTATTCCTCCTGCTATCTCAAAATTCTATTGACTTCGTTCTGAACTGCCTTTGCATCATATCCCGCTGCTGCGAGGCGGTTTGTTCTGTCGCTACCGTTTCCCCACTTTCCGTTGATGACCTCTTTCGCTACTTCATTGATGCTTTTGCTCGGTGTCGTTGCATTCCCTTTCAAAATTCTGTTGACTTCGTTCTGAACTGCCTTTGCATCATATCCCGCTGCTGCGAGGCGGTTTGTTCTGTCGCTACCATTTCCCCACTTTCCGTTGATGACCTCTTTCGCTACTTCATTGATGCTTTTGCTCGGTGCTGATGTTCCGGACGCTTTTGAACCTGTTGTCAGATTTGTCGCAACGTGAGCGTTGTCGTTGAGGAGAATGTCTCCCGCAAATAAATATGCATCCGATGTCAGATATTTGCTTTCTGTCAGCACCTCGAATCCTGCTGCCTTGAGTGCTGCCCGCAGGTTTCCAGTATAACAAGCCGTACTCACCTTTTTCAGTGCGTCAATTCCCAGTCTGTAACCTGCTCCCTTTACGATTGCAGCGACACCGGATGAACAGTCTGCCTCACATGCGACTGTAATCTGTGCAGGGTCGTAGTTGGAATCTGCAAGGTTCGTCCAAAATGTACCCCTCTGTGACTGGTCATATCCTATGAGGTTGTTGTTTGCTGCTGCCTTTGCCATGCTTGCAATCATCGCTCTCACATCCGCATTCGGATGACGGAGAACACATTTCCACGGTCTGTTATACCAATTTATTACCCGCCATTCTGTACCTGTCTGGTCTCCTGCTTTTCCTCCGGAATATCTTCCGTTTTCATCATGTCCGCAATTTGAAATCATTTGTTTTCCTCCTTGTCAAAATCGTCTGCTTTGAATCCGCGCAATTCCGGATTCTTTTCTTGTATCTTGTCATAAAAGAAATTTTCCAAAAATACAGATTTACCGCCACCCATACGATGGCAGCGACGATTGCATATATCAGCACGATTGTGTGTGCGTTTCCGGTTGCGAAATCACATATCCTTTTCAACCGTTTCACCTGCCTCACCGCTCACAAGCGTCTGCATCGCTTTGTTGCTCTCAAGCATCTTTTTCATTCTCTCAAGTGCCTCGTCGACCATCATCGAAAAAGCCTCGAACGAAATCACTCTCGCAAGCCATGTGAACCGTGCGACGAACATATCATATACATATCGCAGTTTGATTTGACCTGTACCGCCTCCCAGTTCCTTTTCTGCTTTTGTGACTGCATAGAGCAGCCATTCTCTAACTTTGTTCAACTGCTTGTCTGACGGCATTTTCACGAAAACATATACTGCATATCCTCCCGCTGCACATACTGCAATCAGACCCACAATCACAAACCAATTCTCGACGATGTATTTCATCCTTGTACCTCCTCGTCATCCTGTTCCGGTTCGTCATTGTGTTGTATTTCTCCGTTTGACTTTGTTCCCTTGACCGTTTTCACGGACTTAATGAGTGCCATCGCCCCGCCCTCGACTGATAGAAAACGGAATACATTCTCAATCAGTGTCGACGGTTCTGAACCCATCCGCAAAAACACAAATATCATCACGACTGTAAAGATAAATGCTGCAAGAATCAAAGTGAATACAACACGTTTCATGAACAGACCGGACACCTTTTTGTCATGTCTCTCTTTTCGCTCTCTTATCCGATGCATTCTTTTCAGATGCCGGATTCTGATGCGTCGTTCCTGTTCTGTCATTCTCATGTATTGCCTCTTTTCTGTGAGGTTGATTCTTGCCTGTTTCCTGCCCTCCTGTTATCGGTCGGAATGCTGTTCTCCGTCCAGTCTCTTGTGATAACTCTTGAGTGACTGTTCCACAATGACAACACGCTCTCTCAACTGTTTCATCTCCTCACGGTTCTCTCTTGATTCCCGTTTGATGTCCTTGATGTCGTCTGCGATGTTCTCAAGTTTCACAACCACCATTGTGTCATTTTCTGCTCGTCTCTCCGTTTCTTCCTGTGTGTCTTTTTTGTCGTTCCTCTGCTTTGAGCAGATTCCGAAAAAGATTGCGAATGCAACCGACACTCCGGAGATTAGCAAGGAAACCTCAATCGTCAACGGCGTTCTCCTTTCCGAACTCTGTCGCCTCGATGTCGTCGGTGTCGCAGTATTTCCGCATGTGATATTCGAGAACATCCATCTCCCTGTCTGTCTCCTCTACCTCCTGCCGGAGTTCCGCTCTGACCGCCTCCTCGATTTTCGACTGTTCAATGATTGTTTGCTGTTTTTTCACGATTGCCGATAGATTTTCCGTCACATCGCACAATCGTGATATTATTTCAAGCGGACTCATTCTGTATCACCGCCGGAGAATTTTTCTCCTGTGATATATTCATATTCATCCGCTGAAATACTACCCTTTGCGACACGCTCTGCAATCTGTTCCTTTGTGAGAGTGCCTTTTTTGTACATTCTTTTGAGACTTTCAACAAGCATTTTCATACTAAATCAACCCCTCCTCAATCAACTGCTGTGTGTATTCGTCTATGACTGCATCTTTCTGAAACTGTGTCACTGATTCGACGATTCCGGATGTGTTCTCCTCAACGACTGACTTCATGAGTGCCATGTTCTCATATTCCTCAACTGTCATTTCTTTCTCGTCGTACTGCCATTCGGTCACTGTCTGTATCTTTCCGTCGCTGCCATCAACCTCTCTTGTCACCTGTTCGATGTTCTTACGCAGGTAAACCGTTGACGGCGACGATGTCCTGTCGACCTCCTCCGGCTTGTCCGGCTGTGTTCCTGTCACCTTTTTCCAGTCTGTCATGTTCATTCTCCTTTCTGCTATGCTTTGAAACTATCCTCTTGAGTTTCTTGACGTTGATTTTAGGTTTGATGTAATCAATGTAATAGTTGTATGTGTCCGTGTGTTTGAACAATCCCATATATGACAACATCACCGATGCGTTATACCATGAGATTTTATCCTGCTTTGAGATGTGGTTTGCCTTACGCCTTGCACTCTCAATGTTTGACTTCCGGATGGTCGTCCGGTCGTGGTGGAACTGAAATCCCATAAAATCAAGCATACGACCCTTTGTGACCTGTTTTCCGTTCTTATCAAGCACCGGATTCCCGTCTCTATCAAATACCGGATATTCAAATCTAAATACCTGCCAGTCACCTTTTATCTCAAGGTCGAGTTCCTCATTCAGATATGTTTCTATTGCTCTATGCAGCTTGTGCAGTTTCTTTTTGCTCTTTCCCAGTATCACCATGTCGTCCATATATCGCATGTAATGTTCTGCATGGAGTTCCTCTTTGATGTAGTGGTCGAGTGCTTTCAAGTAAAAATTGCCGAACCATTGTGATGTGAAATATCCCAACGGAACGCCTTTTCGCATCTCCTCAATGATTTCTTTCAGTTCCTCGAACATCTCCTCTGTGATGCCGATTTCCCTCAATATCTCCAACGCTCCGGAGATGTCGTCAAATGCTATGCATCCGACAAGCGTTTTCGTCTGTTCTGCATCAATCTCAACACCTGCATCCGTCAAAATCTTTGCAACGAGTGCTATTTTGTCATGTTCAATCAGTATGCAGAGTAATCTATAAAACCGTTTATCCCGAATTACTGCTTTGAGTTTTCTCTTGAGGATTCTCCGGTTTATGGATTCAAAGAAATGGTGTACATCCATCTTGAGAACAAAGAACTTTTTCCCGTCGTATGAATCAAGCCATTTCCGCATGTACTTTTTCCCGTAATGAACGCCCCTGTCCGGTATGCTCCCGCAGGAAAATTCATACAATCCATTCATCACAATCGGTTTGAACTGACCTATTGCACAATGATGAATAACCTGCTCATATTTGTAATGCGGTTTCAATATACGGCGTGTTTTCTTGCTGCTGCTCTCGTTGATGATGCTCGGTTTGTGATAGTCCGGAATGAACAACTCCTCTGTCAACATCTTTTTCAAGAGTTCTGTGTGTTCATCGAGGTTCTCTAATACCTCCCGCACATCATTCCTGTTCTTTTTCTTTTTGGATGCATTTATAAAACGCTGTTTTATGTAGTCGTCTTGCAACATTGGTTCATATAGGTTGTTGTAACTTCTCATATAGCATTTTCTTATCTCCTATCGGTTTTTGTGCGGATGCTTACTCAACCGACCCTATATCCGGAATGATTTTCGCCTTGTGGCGTGGGATATAGGCTGCATTTGATTAAACGCTCCGATATGAGAAGAAATTGGACGCACCGATGTTCCAGTTCGCATTGCCCGCAGAATTGTTCAAATTCAAGTAATCCGCACCGCAGTTCTCGCCATTGTTACAGTTACCGCCGACAAGGGCGACCGCAGGGAGCAGGAACACCGCCCGACACCGCACCCTATATCCCTATATTCATTTTTTCTAAAAACGACCACACCGCCTAACGGCGGGAATAGCGGAGGCGTTCCCCCTCCGTTCCTCCCCCTGCTGCTTACGCAGCGATAGGCTGTTCTAAGAAAACGGACGCACCGAAGTTCCAGATCGCAGTGCCCGCAGAACTGTACAAATGCAAGCAATCCGCACCGCAGCTCTCGCCACCGTTACAGTAACCGCCGACAAGGGCGACCGCAGTAATTCCGGCATTCCACCAAAAATAGTCACATGTGTATGTGCTACTGCTGCCACCTATTGAATTGACAATGCGTCCGAATCTGCTTGACTTTGTTCCTTTCTGATAACCG